ATGGTGTAGTGACTGACGCTGAGTTGGCAAGGTCTGAGCGCATGATTCAGATTGAAAACCTTGACAAGATGGCTGACCAACAAAGGGTTATGGCATGGGCGGCACTTGGCGCACCTCCTGTCTTGATTGCATTCTTGGCCTCTGCTTGGGTGACGCTTGAAAAAGTTAATGCTTTGTCAGGGTTGACTACAACTTATTGTGCGGCAATGGGAACGATTGTGGTTGCGTTTATGGCGGCACAAGCCTATGTTCGTGGGAAGACAAGCGAATGAGTATCTTCAACCCTTATGTGATTCTTGGCATCGTCTTAGCGGTGCTGAGTGCCTTTGGCAGTGGGTACTGGAAAGGCTCAGAAGATGAGATCACTCGTCAGCAACTTGAGATTGCCAAACTCAATGCAGAAGCTAGGCAGAAAGAACAAATCCTAGTCTCAGCAATCCAAACCCAAGCCACTAAACTTCAGAAAGCAAATCAAGATGCAAAACTTGTTCAACAAAACCGCAATCGTGATATTGACAATGGTTCTTTGCGCTTGCGGATTCCTGTCAAAGCAACCCACTGCCCCGTACAAACCACCACAGATACCGCCCCTGCCAGCGGAGATAGCGGTCAAGAGAGAGCCGAACTTGACGCAGAGACTGCTCGATCTCTTGTCTCCATCACCGACTCAGGAGATGAAGCAATCAGACAACTCACAGCCTGTCAGCAAGCCTACGAATCCATCTACCAAACCTTGAAAGGAAAACCATGAACTTATCTGCAAATTTTAATTTGAGAGAACTAACCAGATCGGACACTGCTGATCGATTGGACATTGACAACCAGCCAAATGAAGAACAAATCGAATCATTGCGTTTATTGTGTGAGAACATCCTGCAACCTGTGCGTGACCACTTTGGCAAGCCTGTCAAGATCAATTCAGGCTTTAGGTGTCCTACTTTGAACCAAGCTACAGGAGGTTCAGCAACCTCAGACCATTGCAAAGGTCAAGCCTGCGATTTTGAAATTGATGGCGTACCCAATCCTGAGTTGGCAGGTTGGATAGAAAGTAATCTCAAGTACACGCAATTGATCTTGGAGTTTTACACCCAAGGCGAGCCAAATTCGGGCTGGGTGCATTGCTCATACTCACCATCAAATCTTAAATCTCAGTCACTCACTGCCACTAAGATAGCTGGCAAGACTACTTATCTGAATGGACTTGTAGCTTAATCTGAGTCTTGCAGAAGTGTTTGGAGATAAGGTGTTCGTACAGAATCACCTCTCCACACTTCTGGCATAACCAAGCTACGCCTTGGTCAACCTTAGTTTCCCTCTCGCCTCGCAGACCTCTGCTTCTGCCATAAAAGGTGCGTATCTTGACAATCATTTCTTGGAATTTGCCTTTGAGTAGGTAAGGCATTGCTTGCGTTCATTTAAAGACTGTTCTATCTTCCTGATCTGCTCTCTGCGATTCTCACCATTCATCTTTGCCACAGTAATCATCTTGAGTTTCGAGTCTGTTGTCCAGATTGATGGCTGTCCCTTGTAGTCCCATGGTGAATTCATTTCTTCATCCCCCTGATAAATATCCCAAACGAATCAAGAGTATCTTTCCCAAACCCTTGCATCTTCTCAATCTCAACAACTACCTGTTCAAGGATGTCGTTCCTCAACTCGTCATAAACCTCTTGTTGGGTCTTAATCGGTAGGTTCTTGATGATCTCTTGCTTGACCTTGCTCTCTCGTTCAGTGTCGTTGAATTCAGTCATGGTTTCCTTTTCTTTGATGGTTTGAACTTACCCGCCTTGCGGAAGATGGTACGCAAGCTGTTGTAGTTGACACCGAACCTGTTTGCAATCTCTAGCTTGCTAAAGCCTTGTTCAAACAAACTGAATGCTCTACGCTCGTCAATGTCGGGTAGCTTCCTGCCTGACCCTGCTCTTGTTCCACCTTTCATGCCCTACCCCTATGAGTGAAAACGAATCCTCTTTTGATCTTTGAGTCGGTGCAACTGTAGGTTTTTTTCCCCACATCTCTGACCCACTTCTGGCAGTCTGGACAGATCACTCTTGTTCGGTTTCTTTTAGTAGCCACAAAACAAATGCTACGCATACGGCTATTCCCAATGCGAATGCGAGTGTCGCTATGAGAAGAAAATTTGTTATTGTTTCGAACATTTCTCACCTCCTTAAAGTCAAAGTAAAAAAGTGCGCCAGCACAGAGCAAAGCTATGATGACCTTGTGCCAGTGGTTCATTTGGTGGCAACAATCAATTCGATCTCAGTATCTTTGAGTTGCTCTTTAATGATGGTCAACTCTTGCTCAATGACCGTGAGTTTCTTGTCCATGCGTTCTCTGGTCAACTTCTCAGCGTGGCAGTACCCAATCAGGGATGCGTCAGTTGCCACTTTGCGGATGAGTTGAATGATCTGGTCACGACTCATAAAGCCACCAGCGATGTCTTTGCTAGGTGCAATCTTGGCAATCAATTCTTCTAAGTCTTTTTCAATGCTCATGCTGTCTCTCCTTGTTGGTATGTGTTCCATGCAGTTTGTAGTGCGGTGAAGTTCATGGGGGCAATGGTGACTGTTGACAGGAACAGACCCTTACCATGCGTCCTGCGCCCCCAATCATCAGTTGCCTTGGTGTTCGTGAGTTCACCCTTTTTGACTGCGCTATAGACGCTGTTAGGTTTGAACCCTGCCTCTACAAGGTCTTCCATAGTGCGAGGCTCTTGGCAGAAGTCTTGTAGGGGTGTCATGCTTCCCTCGCTTTACGCTTTACTGTGCCAACCAAATTCCCATTATTGATTTCAGATAAAAGATGTTTGGCAACATTCAAAACTTGACGAGCATTGTTTAAGTCACCATCAGCTATTGAATCTTGAGCACTGGTTATCAAATCAACAACAACACTGTTGCCGCCTTTAACTTTGTATGTAATGGTTTGCGTGATACCCAAAGCATATTTTTCAATATGGTCAACGCCATATCTGCGTCTATTGCGACTTACTTCTGGATATGAAGTCATTTCACCAACTCCTTTGCAATCTCAATCAAGAAAGGCACAGCCAGAATCAAGCCCACTAGGGTGGCTTGCAGGGTTTGCTTAATTGTCACTCTGATACCTCACTTAGTTGCAGAACTTGAATCATTGTGTTGTCATCCAAGTAGCGTCTATGACGCTCTTCATTTTTAAAGTCCCAATCGTATTTGTTGAGATAAATCTGCTTATCAGATCGTCTCCACATCCAGCCAATATGCTTGTAAATGGTCTTGCCACCAACAATTTTGAATGCAATATCAGTTGGTAATTTGTCATCTTCTGACATTATGTGTAAATCAATCAGTGTCATTTGAGTCATCATCATTCTCCTCACAGAGTTCACAGGTTGGGTGGTCGGGGTCACGGCAGTCGGGGTGGTTAGCCAAGAGGTTTCGGTAGCGTCTGAGGTGACGAGCCTCAGACTTGATCTCCTCTGCTTCTGAATCGTCAATGGGGTACATGGTTGTCCTTAAAGTTGGGGGTCTATGCCCCCTTGGGTTGATTAGGCGGCTACTAACTCTTTAACAGCTTTGGGGCGTTGGATGACAGTCTGCTTGACTCCATTACGAACACCATGATCTTTGACAGTGGCGGTGATGGTGAGGGTATCGCCTTTAGAGCGCACAGTACCCTCTGGAGTCCAAGCCACAACATCAGAGTTACCTTTATAGATGACAACATTTTTGTCGGCATCTTCCATGATGTAGATGTAACTAGTGCCATAAGCACCATCCAAAACAACGATATGACAAATGGTGAGGGTAAGGGCAATCTTTGCACCAACTTCACCCAAGTGGGTGCGTGAGGCATTCAAGGCGGCTTCTTTGTCAGCCCACTCAGCCTTACGAGCAATCTTGGCATCAATGCCTTTAAGGATGGCGGCACACTGCTTTTCTGACAACTTGCCCCAAGTGTAAAAACTGTTAGCCATAGAGCCAATAAAGCTATCTTCATAGCCCATAAAGTCACCATGACTGTTATGTATGATGCCAGCGGTCAAAGCACTTTCTATTTCGCCAGCACGATCAGTTTTGGCTCTCCAAGTTTTCTGAGTGACAATTAAGCAAACCCTGCAAGCCACCCTAGTGGGCTTGATTCTGGCTGTGCCTTTCTTGATTGAGATTGCAAAGGAGTTAGTGAAATGAACAACCCACCAGCATTTCCAAGTAGTAATGAAGTAACGCTTAACGATTGGGTAAGCAGTGGTCACAGCGGCATGAGTCTGCGTGACTACTTTGCGGCAAGGGCTATGCAAGCATTATTGCGTCAATATCCAGATCATTTGATGAACTCTCCAGCAAGTGAAGTAGCGAGTGATGCGTACTCAATGGCAGACGCAATGATGAAAGTGAGGGAGGAATGACACCACTACAAGACTTCTGCCAAGAGCCTCGCACTATGGAAGACCTTGTAGAGGCAGGATTCAAGCCCAACAGCGTCTATAGCGCAGTCAAAAAGGGTGAACTCACGAACACCAAGGCAACTGATGATTGGGGGCGTAAAACGCATGGTAAGGGCTTGTTCCTGTCCACAGTCACCATTGCACCCATGAACTTCACCGCCTTGCAACACGCATGGAACACATACCAACAAGGAGAGACAGCATGAGCATCGAAAAAGATTTAGAGGAACTGATTGCCAAGATTGCGCCTAGCAAAGACATCGCTGGTGGCTTTATGAGT